CCCGTATTCCGACACGTCCGTCACGTCCGCCTTCCCCATCCGCGCAAAAAAATGACACGCATGTAACTTTCTACACGCGTGTCATAAATTACATCCATGTCAGGAATTGCGCCGACGGCGGCGTTGACTTGTGTGGTATTATTTCAATGTGTCCGATTTATAGGACAGCATGAAAAGAAAGAGCTGTCGAACACTCGGCAGCTCTTTGAGGTATGAAAACAGAAAAAGGGAAATGGGAGCATTTAAAGCAGAAGAAAATACAATCTTTCGATAAACTGTTCGACGCAAACAGCTATTTCAACAAACAATATAATAAAGTGCCATCTAATAGTATAAAATATGTTCATGCACAATATTATAATGTGAAATGATATTAAAATCAAATTAAATAGCGGACGTTTCTATTGTTTTGCTCTTTATTTAAAATTCGATTCATGATAAGATGGGCGCGGAGGAATATAACATGAATATTGAAGTGACCTATTTCATAGCAATTATAAACGCTGTCTTGGCCGTTGCCGTCTTTTACTTTGCCCGGAAGAAAGAGCACACTGACGGCGCTGAAAAGTCAACGGAAGTGATTGTGGAGTTGCGAACAGTGCGGCGCGATATTAGTGAGATGAAGGGAGATTTTCAAGCAATGCGGAATGAATGGCGTGAAGATCATGATATGCTTATTGGCATTGCAAGGGAACAAATGGCTATGTGGAAAATCATCGACACAATCAAGAAAGGAGAGCAGAACAATGATTAATTGGAAAGAAAAACTTACATCTCGGAAATGGTGGGCTGCTGTTGCTGCGTTTATTGTGGCCGTCCTTGTGCTTTTTGGCGCGGACTCCGGAACGGCTGAAAGAATCGGGGCGCTTATCCTCTTGGCCGCCGATGTGGTGGGCTACACGCTTGCGGAATCAATCGCTGATTCTGCGCGCGCAGGTGAACGGAAATGATGCGCGGCATTGATATCAGTGCGGGAAGCTGTGTCGATTTCCATGCACTGAAAAAAGCCGGATATGATTTTGTGATAGCCCGCGCGGGATGGGGAAGCTTTGCGAAGCAAAAAGATAGTGATTTCCATAATAACGTAATGGATGCCGTTGCTGCGGGTCTACACGTTGGCGCTTATTGGTTCATGTATTTTAAAACGATTCCGGAAGCACAGCAAAATGCAATCGCATTTAATCAAGTATTGGAGCCATATAAGGGGCTTCTTGACATGCCTGTATATCTTGATTATGAGGGTGACACCACGCGCTATTATAATCAGAATTCGGGGAAAACAGAGACGAGGGACACGGCAACTTCTGCGCTTTCTGTTGCGTGTTTTCAGATGGAAAAGCTCGGATGGTATACCGGGTACTATTGCAATCTTGATTACCTTAAGAATCACTTCAAAGAATCTGACCTTGAACACTTCACACGTTGGCTTGCGCTTTGGCAGAGCGTAAAACCTGTCGCGCCCTGTCAGATGTGGCAGTCTGCCGGGGATGTCAAAATCAATGAAGCGCGCGGAAAAGTTGATCTTGATGAATGCTATGTGGATTATCCAGAGATTATTCGGAAAGCGGGACTAAACGGATTTCAGAAACAAGAAGGCGGGTCTGATGATTTCAGCGTTGGCGGCCACGGTATTTATGGAAGGCCTATCAAGATATTTGAAAATGGCACTTGGTGTTTTGTAGACTGATATGGCAAAAAGAAAAAAACCGACATTACAATATTTCGAAGATTTATATATTGACGCTATGGGCGGAGATTCTGAAGCGGAGCGGGAATATAGAGACTTGGCGCGACTCCTTGCAAAGCGCAGCAATCAACAGATGCTTGCACAGGAACGCGCCGAAGTAACGTCGGAAGGTTGGAGACGCGCGCAAGAATTTCTTGGTTATGATGAAGAGACAGACGAGAGAGGAAAGCGCTTCCTTGAAAATAATGCAAGGTACGATCTTGAAACACTGCATAACCAGGTTGATGAAATGATGGCTTTTCAAAATGCGCGTGACTATTCACTTCCTTATGCCCGCCAATCTTTACAACAGATAGATGCAATTCAAGATCAATTAGCGGCTGCGGGCGTTGACATTGAAGATGCGCGTGTAACTTTTTGGATTAACGAAATGTTCAAAACGGATGCGTGGAAGGAATTCAAGAAAGCGCACGGAAGAAGTACAAATTTGATTCAATCCGCACAAGATCAATTCCAACAGGGAAAGACTGTTGATGATCTTATCGCGGCTTATAACGATTATGCTTCGGGGCGTGATGATGCGCCCGATCTGGTGCAGGCATGGGAGCGATTCGCGCCGGATTCATGGTAAACGGTTTAAAAGTATAGGCGGCTATGCACACAATCATCACTGATACAGTGAGCGGCGCGGTATCCGTTCCTGTTTACTCTTACAATGAAATACCGTATAAGGACATCATGCTAAGCTGCGCGGAATCAAAGAAGCGCGGAAAGTATGCTGTTTCATATCTTGAAATTCCTTGCGCTTTTGACATCGAAACTACCAATATTTACAAAAGAATAAAGAGCGGAAAAGACAAGGGAAAAATTGATTCAAAGTATAGGCCGTTCGCTTTCATGTATCACTGGCAATTCTGCATCGGGTACCGGGTTGTGTTCGGCAGAAGATGGGAAGAATTTGTGTCCATGTTAAAAATGATTATTCGTGAAATGAATCTGTCAAAGAATCTGCGGCTTGTGGTTTACTGCCACAATTTATCGTATGAAATGCAATTCATGCGGCGTTTTCTTAACGTTACGGAATCATTTTGTAAAGAAGAGCGCCGCCCGCTGAAAGTGGTTCATGCGGATTGCATAGAATTCCGCTGCTCTGCTGCTCTTTCAAACATGAGCTTGAAAATGTTTTGTAAATCAGAGAATGCACGCTTCTACAAATTGGAAGATGATTTTGACTATGCAAAGATCAGGACGGCAGAAACGGAACTTACCCCCAAAGAACAGGGATATTGTTATAATGACGTGCGCGGCTTGTGTGAGTGCATTCATTCCCTTATGCGTTTTGACACGCTTGCTTCAATACCAATGACAAGCACCGGATATGTAAGGCGCGCTGCCCGAATTGAAATGAAGAAGAACAAAAAGAACAGAAGAATTTTCACTGATTCCGCTTTGAGTGCCGAAGAATACAAGAGTTTGCGCGCTGCGTTTCGCGGTGGTGATACACATGCAAACGTTAGATATTCCAATCAGACGTTGAACAATGTTACATCGTTTGATATTGCTTCATCTTATCCGGCATGCATGATGTGTGATAAATTTCCCATGTCAAAATTCATTCCTATTAGCATGGAAACGTTTGAAAAGTATAGAAAAAGCGGTGATTTCTGCTTTCTTCTTCATGTGGCATTTTTTGAAATTGAATGCACAGCAGCGCACGGCATACCATATATACCGCTTGCTAAAACAAAGCATTTAAGCAGCGATAGAATTCTTGATAATGGAAGAGTGCTATCAGCATCAGAACTTACCATGTGGGCAGCCTATGAAGATGTGACGATAATACTGAATGAATATCATGTAAAATCAATGAGCATTGAAAGCGTTTATATGGCGCGCGCCGACTATTTACCGAAGGAATACAGAAGTGTTGTTATGGACTACTATGAAAAGAAAACCGCATTGAAGGGGAAGAATGACCAGGAATCTGTGTACATGTACGGAAAAAGCAAGAACCGCTTGAATGCTCTTTATGGGATGATGGTAATGCGTTTAGATCAATCAATCACGGAATATACCGGGAAAGGTGAAACAGGATATGAAACGACAGAAGAACCGCTTGAAGAAACTTTGACAAAATACTATAAAAAAAGGGCTTCTTTTCTTGCCTATCAGTGGGGTGTGTGGGTGACTGTACATGCAAGGAAGCGGTTGCATGACATGATGAATGTGATAGGACGCGATTTGGTATATATCGATACTGACAGCGTGAAATTTTTGAATTATGAAAAGCACCGGAAAGGAATAGAAGAATTGAATAAGGCGCTGACAAAAGACGCGAAGGATCGTGGAGCTTATGCCGATGATTTAAAAGGAAAGCGACACTACATGGGAGTGTTCGAATATGATGGGAAGTATGACAGGCTGCGGACACTTGGAGCGAAAAAATACGTTGTCGATATTGACGGTCGGTGTTATTCAACGATTGCAGGAGTAAGCAAAAAAGCGGGCCAGGCTTTCTTCACAAAGAATGGCCTTGATTCCTTCCGAATAGGGGCGGTAATTGAGGATTCCGGACATCTTGTAGCATATTATAACGATGACGAAATACATGAAATCACAATAGACGGCTGCACCATGACAACAGCTTCGAATATTGCACTTATTGACGATACTTATACAATCGGTGTTACCGGGGATTATTTATCACTGATACAAAACATGTCAGATAAAAAATACGATTTGTGTTAGATTTGACATATGTGTAAAAAAGTGATATGATGTAATTCCGGGGCGATATCCCCGGAAAAAACAAACGGTTTAGCGCAGAGCGCGGAAAGGTGGCTACAATGAAGAAAAAACAAGATTTGAACACATCATACGGTAAGGAAGTTATAAGCAGAGAGCGCGCACGTCTTGCGGCGAAAATCGCAGATCGAGCAATCCAGCAAACTATTGATGCAGATGAATTAGAAGGAAGGCTGTCAGGTCTGTTTGAACCGGAAATCATTGACATGGCGTGTAATATCGTAAATGAATTCTTTCTGAATTCAGAAGAGTACAATTTTTTTGAAGCGTGGTTATCTGATGATAAAATGTCGGTGTGGGACGCCTTCAAGGCGGCGGAAAGCGTGAAAGCATGAGCGGCTGCGAACATTATTCAGATGGGTACCGGGCGGGGCAAAATGATGCGTACCGTCTTTCATATATTCATGCAGAATCATGCCTTAGACGGGCGGAGGAAGAATTATCGCCCAATGAATTTCTAATCGTTAATATGTATCTGAATGACCTACTGGCAATATTTGAAAGGAGACTTAGAAAATGAGCGGCATCAGATTTTATAACGTAGTGTGGGAAACCGGGAACGGATACACGAACACAACAGAAGGCGCGCTTTCCTTCCGGAACATGAAGGATATTTTGAAGCGCGGGGAAGTGGAATACTACAATGAGGACGGGAGCGCGTGGAACGTCGTGAAGGTGCAGGAGATTGAAACGCCAATGATTGAGATCGAATGGCTTCTTGATCTTTTCACAAAATCCGGAACGGCAAAAAGCAGGGAAGCGCACAGAGATCAAGCGGCCTACGTTCTGCGGCTTGTGGAACGCTGCGCCGCGCGCGTGAAGCTTGAAAACGGCGATTTTATTGAACGGTGATACCCGCCAGTAGGGGCGGCACACATAGCAGCCGATAAGCGGCAGAAAGGAAATGTTATGAGCATTGCAAAACACAACAGAAGGGAAAACAGATTCAAGGTAGACACTGAGGGCTTCGAATTCCGCAAGCTTGGCGATCTTTTCAACGCGAAGCGCCCGGATGCGGTGTTTCATGTGTACGGCCTGTACATCAACAGGAAGAGCAAATATGGAGAATCTCCGTTTGCTGCATCTGATGGCTATTTCATTTCATTGCCATCGCATCTTGTGGATGTTGTAAAAGACATCCTTAACGATGATGAAGCAATCGAGCAGATGAACACAGGGCGCGCGGGGCTTGTCATTCGCACCTATGAGGATGACAAGGGTGTTACGCACTACACAGCGGATTTTGTGGATGTTGAAGAATGATCAAGTGGTACGACATAAGGAACAGCGCGGATAAGTGGCGCGTTTTTAACATCTTTATGGGCGGGCGCGGGATAGGAAAAACCTATTCCGCGCTTGACTACTGCTTAAACGCCGGGTCAAAGATGCTATACATCAGATCAACAGATAAGCAGATCAAGCTTTCCCTTTCACCTGACCGGGGAAACCCCTTTAAGAAATGGGCGACAGATCACGGCAGAAATATCTTCATCCGGGGCGGTGAGGACATCAATGATATTGTGGAAACTGTCACCAATGAAGAAGGAGAGCAGGAAGAACGGAATCTTGGTTATGCCGCAGCTCTTTCCACTTTTGAAAATCTGCGCGGCGTTGATTTCTCACAGATCGGTGTAATTCTGTATGATGAATTTATACAGATACAGCCGTTTCGTTTTGATGCGTTTCGCTCTTTTTTAAATCTCTATGAATCGGTGAACAGAAACAGGGAGCTTTCCGGGGAAGCTGCGGTGCTTGTGTTCTTCTTGGCGAACACGCAGGAGCTCAATAATCCGATCTTGGCGGGCTTCGATCTTATCCGGAGCATCGAACAGATGCAGAGAAGCGGGCAGACGCGCTTCAGTCGCGGGGACATCTATGTGGAATTGTGCGATTCTGAGGTATCAAAGCATAAGGAAAAAGGTGTATTATACCGGAATCTTCCGGAAGATGATTCCTATAAGCGCGAAGCACTGAAGAACGAATTTTCACGGAATGACTTTTCGTGCATCGGACGGCCAAAGTCAATCAGGGAATACAGGCCAATTTGTAACATTGACGGTATCGGAATCATGGCACACAAGAGCTTTCGGAAGTATTATGCAGGGGCATCCGTTTCAAACAAGGTGCCTTCATTCAATTCAAAAACGCAGCGCGGCCTTTTCTATCGTCATTACGGCGGGGCGCTGTCTGATGCTTATGCTTCAAATATGCTGCTTTGCGATTCCTTCATGACCAGGCAGCATCTTCTTACTGTACTCAATTTAATCTGATACAATATTATCTTTCTGTTGAATTATTGACATCTACAATTATTTCCTATACAATTTAATTGCGGCGCGTCGTCATTATCGTCAGGCGAAAACCCCGGAAGGGTTGACGATGCGTAGCCGCCACGGCGCGCCGTAACCGTTGGCGGCAATTATCCGGGGAGAAGGGCGGCAAAACCATGGAAGATGTGGATAAGATTGTGGACAGTGTGGATAATCCCGCAGCGGGCGATCAGGACGCTTCTGATGTGAATTATGAAGCTTTGTATCAGGAAGCATCAAAAAGCATCTTAGAGCTGACAGCAGAGCGTGACAGCTTGCTTTCTGAAAACAAAGAGCTGCGGGACAGCAGAGATGCGGCGATTGCGGACAGCGCAAAAACAAAGGAAGTAAACTATACATTATCAAGGCAGCTCAATCTGCAACAGGAAATTCGGAAAGAACCCGAATCCATTCTTGCGGATATGTTTTTAAAGAAAGGGGATTAAACGATGGAAACCAATCAGATTTATGAACTTGTAAACAGCGTAACGCAGCAGGCATTCGGGAATGAAGTGCAGGCCGCTATCAACGCGCAAGGGCTTGTATCCCTCGGAAACACGGTATTAAGCAGCGCGGCGAACACGGAAGCATTCGTCAACACGTTGGTGCAGCGAATCGGGCGCACAGTCTATCACTATCGGGCATACCGGAACAAGCTGCGCGGCGTGATCGTTGAATCTGATATGGAGTGGGGCGCGATCATGCAGAAGATAGACATTGAGCTTCCGGAAGCGGTTCAGGATGACGCTTATGAGCTTGTAGACGGTCAGAGCATCGACCCCTGGATTATCAGTAAACCGAAAGCAAAGCAGAAGCTTTTTGTTGGACGCAATCCGTTCATGTTCAAGATCACGATTTCCCGGAAGCTTCTGAAGGAAGCGTTTCTGTCAGAATCCGCAATGGGCAGCTTCATCACTGTCGTATTCGGCAAAGTCCGGAACATGATCGAAGCATCTTATGAGGACCTGGCGCGCGCGGCTCTTACCGGGGCGATGGCAACAGTGCGCGGAAATGATATCCAGCGCGTACTTCTTCGCACACGTTACAACACGGAAACCGGGCAGAGCTTGAGCGCTGCACAGTGCCTTCATGATAAGGATTTCTTAAATTGGGCTGTTGGTCAGATTAACAGCTATTCCGACTATCTGACCGACATGGGCAGCCTGTTCAATGACGGCAGTATTGAAACATTCACGCCCAAAGAAGATCAGCGGCTGATTGTTCTGTCTGACTTTGAACGCCGCCTTGAAACCGTTTCGCAGTATCAGGCGTTTCATGATGGATATGTGAAGCTGAACAACTACGAAACAATTAACTTTTGGCAATCCCCGGATAAGCGCGATCACTTTGAAGCGGCCAATCTTGAAACGGGTGCAAACTATTCCGCAAATCACGCTGTTGCTGTTCTGTTTGATCGTGACGCTCTTGGCGTATATCAGATGGAAGAGGAAGTGCTCACGACCCCGGTGAACGCGCGCGGCCTGTACTATAACACGTTCTATCATATCATGAAGAACATGTTCTTCGATGCAAGTGAAAACTTCATTGTGTTCACGTTGAACTAAGAGGGTACAATGGCTTTACGGCTTCTTCTTTTCAACTTTTCGAAGCGTCAAAATTCCACGGCTGCTCCGGCGGATAATACCGGGGCGGCCGTAGATGTGACGCTCAAAAATGAAACATCTTTAAATGCACCGGTGTTTCTTCTTTCCGGGGCGCGCCCTAATTACACCTATGCAAAATTTGAAGGCGCGTATTATTTCATTGATGACATTCGATCTGTTCGGAACAATCTGTATGAAATCGCTTGCACTCTTGATGTGCTTGCCACGCATAAAGAACAGATTGCGAACACTTCCGCTTTCATTGAATTCTGCGCGCAGGGATCAACGCAATTAACGGACAATCGCATTGTACCGAGCGGCATCACACCGACGGCGGCACAAGGAAGTGTGCAGGTGCCTATATCAGCTATCGGTACATTTTTATTATCGGCAATCGGCGAAGATAGTGGAGTACGTCAATTTTGTCTCGGTCGTACCGGAATGAATCTTATACTTGACAGCATAGAAAACTGGTATGATTCCGCCGTCGTTGCCGGAAATGAATGGGAAATAATAGCTAAGAACTTTATTTCGTCCGGATCTGCTATGGAGTGCGTCCGTGAGTGCCGTTGGGTGCCGTTTGACGTTGCGGCTCTCGACTCCGGCGGTGGAACATCGGAACTCACGTTAGGACAGTTTCACACCGGCCTTAATTTTCATTGGCTCGGTTCCATGATTTACTCAAACGTCTATACAGTAGACATTCCTTTTACGCGTACCGGTTGGCTTAGACTTCAACCGTATACAGACGTTTCCATATTTCTTCCTTTCGTCGGTGTTGTTTCTCTTAACCATCCGATATTTAGCACCAACGATACTTTGGTTGTGGAGTTTTCGGTAAATCTGACATCGGGAGAAATTGCGTATGAGTTGATTTGCGGCGGCGTGCGGTTGGGGAGTTATGGCGCTTCTACGGCGGTATCTATTCCGGTTGGTATTAGCAATATATCACCATCTTCCATTTTTAATTCGATTGCGGGCGCTGCACTTTCTCTTTCCTATGGAAATGTAATAGGAGCAGCGGGCGCGATTATGTCAGCATTCGAAGCGACACAAACAAGCGTAGGCGGCATTTCTGGCGGCGCTGGTGCAGGGCTTGAAGATTATATAGTGGTAGCAGTGACAGAGCGCGGAACAAGCGGAGCGGTCGGAAATATGGCGGCGGTGCAGGGTCTGCCATATTTTAACACAGCGCGCCTTGGGAATCTGTCAGGGTATATAAAGACAAGGGATGCTTCTGTACAGGGCAGCATCAGGGGGAGCATCAGAGAGCGTATAAATGATCTTTTAAATGGCGGCTTTTTCATGGAGTAATAAAGAGATGGCAGCGAAGAAAACAACAGGAACGGCAGCGGTGAAGAAAAGCCCCGCAAAAAATAAACAGACCATGCAAACGGTGAACGCTTCGGAAATCGCTTTTGATGACCTGAAGCGGATGTTTGCGCGCGAAGAACCAAAGAGCGTGCACGGCGAATTCACCTGGTCAAATAATTACTATTGGCAATGGGGGTTGAAGAAGATTCTTTCACGCTTTGAATTATCCGGAATGCCGGAATCGTGGGATGTGAATTACTTTTGGTCTCATTTATTCCTTGATGGTTATATCGCCATTCTTGATACCACTTTGGGGGTCATCCCTCTGAAGTGTGGTTTTACCGGGTTGAATGTTTGGGATAGGCCGACAAATATCATCATTGCAAATCATCTACTTGGCAGCTTTGAACGGAAAATCGGCGTTGATTCTGCTCTTATTCATTTGCAATTTGATTATACAGGAGTATCGCCAATCTTGCAGAGATTCAGCACACTTCTTGCCATGTGTGATTCAGCGATTTCAGTGAACTTGATGAATTCCAAAGTTGCGTTCATTGGTTTCGTTGACGATCAAGCGCAGGCAAAGACCATGCAAAAGATGTATGATGAAATTTCTGCGGGCGTTCCCGCAGTATTTCCGCGCAAGTCACAAGTGAACAGCGAAAACTTTATGTTTAATAACGTTAAGCAATCGTTCATTGCAGATGATGTGATGATACTTCGACGAAAAATCGTGAATGATTTTCTTTCTGATATCGGTATTAATAATGCAAATTTGGACAAGCGCGAGCGGCTGAATGAACAGGAAGTGAATGCCAATAATGAAGAAGTGCGCTTCAATGTTTTGAATTGGCTTGACACCATTCAAGAGGGTCTTGACGTTGCAAACAGGCTTTATTCACTGAATCTTTCAATCAAGCTCAGGGAAGTAAAGGCGGTAGAAACTGCGGAAATGGCGGTGGAAAATGAACCTTCAGAATCATATTAATTACTTACATGACTTTGGCCTTGGAGACATGTTTGAAGGCTGCGCCGTTCCCGCGCCGCTTGACATGCAGCGCGTCCGGGGCGCTATCGTCATGCGCTGCGGGCTGCTTACGCCGCTTTTTTCAGAACCGGAAGTGCAGAAGGCCGCAACACAGCAATTTTTCTTTGAGAATCAATGGAATTTTGAACACATTGTAAAAGTAATGCTTGCGGAGTATTCACCGATTGAAAATGTTGCTGAATGGAGAAAAGAAAAAACAAAAACAGGCGGCGCGGACACGCTGACAATCACGAGAAATTCCAGTGAAACGCATTCGGGGACAGATTCAAGGGACGTGCAGGAGCGCGGCACCACGACGGACAGCGAGAGCGGGAGCACCACGAGCACAAATGAAATCAGTGCCGAAAATGCTACCACATATCAAGCCGATAATAAAAACACGTTGGCGCATGGGAAAACAGACACAACCACGCATGGGAAGGGGCTGACTGATGCGCTGACGCACGGTGAAACGATTCAACACGGCGGCACTGATACACACAAACAGGATAAGGACAGCACCACGGAACACGAGGTAAACAGGCACGGAAATATCGGTGTTACTACCAATCAGGATATGATTAATCAGGAATTGAATCTGCTGGAGCGATTTAATCCGTATCGGTTTATTGCGGATTTATATGAAAAAGAATTGATCATCGGCCTGTATTGATGTACAATAAAATGAACAGGAAGGAGATATAAAGATGGCATACTTTAACGAATTTCCGTATACAAGAAATTATGATGCAGATCTTGGGTGGCTCATCCGGAAAGTGAAAAAAATTCTTGACTGCTGCGATACCGCGCAGGAACAGCTTGAAGCGCTTATGCAATTCATGAATGACATCGAAAACGGTGATTTCCCGGAAGCTGTTGTGGATGCATTTAAACGATGGATGAACAGTAATCTTCTTGACATCGTTGGAGAGCTTGCGGCAAATGTTTTCTTCGGCCTGACAACAGACGGATATTTTGTTGCGTATATTCCCGAATCGTGGGATGAAATCAGATTCAACACCACAGAATATGACATCACGATTCCTGAATATAGAGAATTTGGACACCTTGTGTTAAGTTATTAAAGGAGGTAACAGCTATGGCAGTGCGGCAGTATATCGGGGCCAGGTACGTCCCTAAATATGACGGGGATTGGGACGCCACAAAAAATTATGAACCGCTCACGATTGTGACGGATGCAAACGGCAACAGCTTCACAAGCTTGAAAGATGTTCCGGAAGGAACGCCGCTGACAGATCGAAGCTTTTGGATTCAGACAAGCAGCTTTTCCGG